CCTGCTTTTGACGGTAGATATGACCCACAGACTGGTCTGAAAATTGGCAACAAACAGTTTACCATTACTGATGCTGCAACTGGCACTGCATACACACCATATAATGAGCAAGAAATTTTAATGACCATTGATGGCATTGCACAAAGACCAGGATATTCTTTTAAAGTAGTAGGTAATCAACTTTCCTTCTTTGAACCACCACTTGGTCCAAGAGTTACCGAAGATCAGCTTGTTCCCCCACAGAATGCATATATTAGAGCATTTAAGTTCAGAGAAGATACAGATAATGCACGTTATCTAAAGCGTTTAAAAAATATTGCAGATTCTTTCGATGGCAGAACTAGAATCTTTGATTTGAACTGGGAAGATGGTAGTGTTGTAAAAACACAGGTCAACGAAGACTTGTTTGTATATCTTGATGGAGTATTGCAGCAAGGTTCTTATGAGATCAGAAGATTTTCGAGTGCAAACAAAACAGATCGTATCGCTTTTGTCAAAGCACCCAAAAACTACAAAGATCTTTATGATGCAGATGCTTTTCCACAAGAACTGCAGAACGAAACATATTTTTATGGATTTGGTGTAGGTCTATACGAAAGACTTGGTATCGACAAGAGAATAGTTCCTTATACTCAAAACAATCAATACCTAATCTATGACTCAAACAATAATGTAAAAACTATTGACAATCCATTATATGCATATGTTTATGTGGATGGCGTTCTCCAAAAGCAAGATCTGTCATACAAGATCAATGGAGCTTCAATTACTTTTATGCAACCATTGGAATATTCGGAACAGGCAGATGGATCTTATACTTGTGCAAGAGTAGATATTATCCGTTTGTATGGTAAGAACTATCAATCTACTCTTAATATCTTTAATTATGAACAGGATGCTTTCTATAACAGAGCAACTGTAACTTTTGATGGCGTAGGTACATATGATACCATGTCTTCTTGGTATGTTTTAAATACTAGTGATAGAACTAGTGTTGTTCAAGGAGATAGAGTTTGGGGTGAACTTATCAGTATCCAAAAGGGCACTGGAAATCAATGGATTGCTGTATTAAAATCACAAAATATTGATTTTGTTGCTGGATCTGATGTCACTTTTGATAGATTTGATGGAGATCCTTTGACAATTAGTTTTACAGACTTCTCAATTGCATATACAACAAATGTTGCTGGAGAACGTATTCTCAATCGTGTAGAAGCTAACTATATTCCTTTCTTGCCTACTAATGATTCTTTTGATAGTTATGACTATCGTGGTGAGATTCTGAAAGAGCATCCAACTCTCCGTAGAGGAGATAAGATCATGATTGACGGTGAAAGTGAATATCGTAATATTATTAGTTCTCCACTTTTTGCCAAAACAACTGATTATCGTAAAGGCGGTAATGCTTCTGCTAACTTCTTTGCTAAAGTTGCTTCTTCTGATTATAACGGAGATGTTCTTGGTGAAGGTCTGTCAGTTACAACAACCATTGATACTGGTAAGGTAACCTCTTTGAATTGGAATAGGAGGGAACTAACATATTTCTTCCAAAATAGTATTCTTATCAATCCTACTGCCTATAACTATAATACCCCACCAGTATTAAACTTCATTCCTACGAATGGTGAGGGTGGCGGTGCTAGAGCACAAGTTTTGGTATATGGTGGTCAAATTATTGACATCATTTTAGTAGATGGTGGTTCTGGATATACTGCTCCTCCAAGAGTTGTTATTTCTAGAGGATATAATATTCTTCGTGAAAATAACCATCCAGAATTTTCTTTAATTAGAACTATTTTTGGAGGTCAAGGTGAAGGGTTGAATGCAACTATTCAAACTACATCATCTGTTATTGATCTATATCGACGTAACTTGCTTGAGCATGTTGCTATTATACAATCTCCTAATCCTCTTGGAACCGCGAGATTGATTGGTAGGAGAATGGATTTAGTTACTCCTGAAATTGGAATGGGAATCCCATCCGAGCAGGATATTATTAAACGTATTCAATGTGTTGTAGCAACACAATCACCTGCTGCTATTGAGCAACCAACTTTTATTAGAGTGTTCCTTGAAGTAGAGGATATTGGATTTGCATCATTCCGAGCAGATAAGACCAGATATTTTAATTCTGGTGTTATTGCCTTGGATGAAAATCCAGTTACTTATCCACAATTCTACTCACAAGGTAAATTGGGAGGTACTGTAGCTTCCTTTATTGATTACTTGTACATAGATGTTGGTTATGCAAATGTATCAGGTATTACTCTTGAGCAACTTGAATTGACATATACACAATTCAAGGGTATCAGCGAAGGTGTTGATACTTGGATGGATAATATGGCATTGAATAATACATCACTAACAACTGATGGAACTCTATTCAATCCTGGAATTCCATCTATCCAAGAGCTGATGTCTTATCTAGATGCACCGTTGACTGCATCTTCTATTGTAATCTATATTCCAGATACCACTAATTTCCCTGATAGTGGTAAATTACTTGTCGGTAAAGAACTTGTAACCTACACATCTAAATTATCTGATCGTCTTATTGGTGTTACAAGAGGTGTTGACAACACAACAGCAGCAGCACATACTGCTGGTCAGTTCATCAGAACTATCGGTCTAGAGACAACTCTCTAAAAACACCGTATAAATATAAATAACACAGAAATCCAACCCGTATCTCTTAATTTCAATGGCTGCTATTATCTCGGAAAAGTTTAGAATTTTTAATGCAAAGCAGTTCCTAGAGTCTCTTACTGAAGGCGCTAGTGATACTGGTGCCGACCGAAGTCGTATGTACTTCTTTGTCGGCCGACCCCAAGCATGGGATTCATATCTAGAAGTTTACGCAACAGATGGCGGATCTTTTACCGCTGGTAATCAGGTATATGTAGGTGCCGCACTAGGTTCTGCTACATTCAAAGGGACTATCGCAAAGGTTTGTCCTAATAGTCTACTAATTCAATCAGTTGGTCCTCTTCCAACTGCTGCTCCTGCTTTGGGGTCAGCACTAAAAGAGTCTGATGGTTCGGCAGATACGGGTGTTACCGCAACCACAGGTGTCTACAGATATTCTACAGAGAACGTTCCTCCTGTACCCCTTGACAACCAAACCGAGAAATTTAGCGTTTACGACGATATTATTGCAGCAAAAAGAATTACTTCTTCTTATGCAAGATCTGTTGTAAGAAGATACAACTGGGATACAGCAAACAATCCCAAGTTTGATATGTGGAAACCAAATTATTCAGCTACCCCAGCTGGTGGTGGACAGATTGGTGTTTCTACTGCTACGGGTGCAACTGGCATTGGTTCTTCAAAGTTCTATGTAATGAATCAGAACTATGAAGTATTCAAGTGCCTTTATAATGGTGAAAGCATCGCTAACCCAACTGGTGTTAACGTAGTTCATGAACCAAAGACCAACCCTTCAGCAGGTCTAGGTACATATGCTGCTGGAATCTTTACTGCTCCTGATGCTTCTTACATCTGGAAGTACATGTATACCATGCCTACCGATGATGTACTAGCATTCCTTTCTTCTGACTTCATGCCTATTGCTGCAGCAGGAGAAACATCTAGAGTTGCAACTGAAACTGCTGCTGTTGCTGGTTCTATTAACGTCGCTCTTATCAAAGATGCTGGCACAGGTCTTACCAACGGTACTTTCTATGCTCCTATCATGGGAGACGGTTCTGGTGGTGTTGTCAAACTAACAGTTGCTGCTGGCGCTATTTCTGCTGCAGAACTTGAAGTAGCAGGATCTGGTTACACTTATGCATCTGTTCCAGTTGTAACTGGTGTTCCTTCTGGAGTTTCTGGAAGCACTGAAGCAATTGGTCTCTTTACTGATACAGCATTGACCGTATCTCAAGCAGTTGCAGGAACGTCATCTGCAGCACTAGAGGTCATTCTTCCTCCTCAAGGTGGTCACGGATCCGACTTTGAAACTGAACTTAATACAAAGCGTGTCATGACGAATATTCGTCTCACCTTTGTTGAGAATGCTGGTGACTTCCCTGTAGATAACGACTTCCGTCGTATCGGTATTATCAAGGATCCTCTTGAGTACGGTACAACTACCTTCGCTACAGCAGATACTCTTTCTGGTCTAAAGTCAGTTAAATTGACTGGAGCAACTGGAAACTTTACTCCAGATGAGATGATCTCCCAGACCGTTGCTGGTGGTACTGCAATGGGCACTGTAGTCTCTTGGACCCTAGATGCTGGATCTCCAACTCCAACACCAGGAACCCCTGGTAGCGGCGTTCTGAAGTATATCCAGAGTCCAGAGTATCATACAGATGGTAACGGAATCGTAAGAGACTTCGCATCTGATGCTGCAAATGCAATCACTGGTGCTGCTTCTGCTTCACAAGGAACAGTTGAAGTTGCCTTGGCAGATGGAACTCAATTGGTGGGTGCTATCTTTACTGATGGTCTTGCATCTCCAGAGATTGAAAACAACTCGGGAGACCTCATATACATAGAGAACAGAAGACTAATCACTAGAGCAGCTGACCAAATTGAGGATATCAAGTTAGTCATCGAATTCTGATTATAAACGAAAACAAGACGGTAGTTTAATACAATGCCACAGAAGACTAATCTTAAAGCCGCACCATATTTTGACGACTACGATTCTGGGAACGACTTCTATAAGGTATTATTCAGACCTTCCTATCCTGTTCAAGGGAGGGAGCTGAATACTACCCAGTCGATCCTACAGAATCAGATTGAAAGTTATGGTAAATATGCTTTCAAACAGGGCGACCTAGTTGTCCCTGGTGAAGTTGGTCTGAATAAAAAACTTGACTTTGTAAAACTATCGTCTGTTTCTGAAGTTGCTGTAAGTGTAGATGACGAAATCATTTACCAAAAATATGATATCAATAATCTAATTGGTCAAAAGATCAATGGATTATCTTCTGGTGTTGTTGCTCTTGTACAATCTATTGTAAGTGCAACCGATAATAATGCCGACACTCTTTACGTAAAATATTTAAATGCTGGTGATGGAGGAAACGAAGAAAGGTTCCGTCAAGGAGAAACGCTCGAAGTTGTGGATGGCATTAACAGCCCTCTTCTCGTTGTTGGCACTGACGGCAGTGTTCTACCTACTAGCGTTGCGGTAACCGACCCAGACACACAAGTTACTACATTTGTAGAAAGTGGTGCCATGGGATTTGCTTCTGCTGTACAAGTAGAAGAAGGTGTATATTTTGTTAATGGATATTTTGTAAGAAATTCTGCCGATTTAATTGTTGTTGATGGTTATAGTGACAATCCTTCTGTAAAAGTTGGTTTTAAGGTTACTGAAACTCTAGTAACTCCAGAAGAAGATCCCACACTATATGATAATGCATTTGGATCTTCCAACTATGCTGCTCCTGGAGCACATCGTCTAAAAATTAGTTTAAGTCTAGTACGATATTCTTTTGAAGAAACTACAGACAAGAATTTTATTCAACTTCTTTCTATTAAGAATGGAGTTATCCAAAAGCAGGTAAGACAAGCTGCATATAATACACTTGAGAATACTCTTGCTAGAAGAACTTATGACGAGTCTGGTGACTATGTTGTAGATTCTTTTGACTTTGACATCAGAGAGTTTTATCAAAGACCAGGTAATCGCGGTGTATATGCACCAGGTGTCAATGGACTTATTGGTCCTAACGGATTGAGTGCTTCTGAAGCAGCGGATACGATGGTTGCCACCATCGGACCTGGTAAAGCATATGTTCGTGGTTTTGAAATTGTCAACAAAGAAACAAAGTATATTGACGTTGATAAAGCGAGGGATACGCTTTCTAGAGACAATGTAACAATCAAGTCGAACGGTCTCGCATCGTTTACTATTACCAATGTATTCAACACTCTTCCTCTTAATGCCGAAGGTGCTGATCTAACTGCATATCCAACTATCTTCCTAAACTCCACATATAATGATGGAGTCAATGGTAGCAATGATCTAGAGTCTTCTACTGACTACATCCAAACTATCGAAAGAAGAGGTCTTGGATATGGAAAAGATGATGCTATCAAGACTATCTACTTGCAAGCAGCAATTGATCTAGGTCTTATTGATGAGTCAAGTATTGAACCAAATACTCCTTCTAATAAAGCAGATATCAAAACTCTCTACTTTGTTTCTTCTAGAACTTCTGCTAATGGTGTAGCGTCTACCGAATCCGTAAAAGTTCTTTCTTTTGCAAAAGTAACCAGACCAGAAGTTGGAGATGTTAACGCACAGTATTTGCAATTAACTGTTCTTGGTAGAAAAGATTTTCTAGATAATCTCTTCCTTGAGTATGATGATAATGTATCCACAAAAAGAAGATTCCTTTATAAGTCTTTAGCAGAAGTTCAGCAAGAGATTAATGATGTAGGTTACATTGTTGACTATAGCAATACTATTGTACCTTTGGTTGGTATAGCAAAACCAAAAGATGTCAGCCTAGTTGGCAGACCTGATGGATTTAATGCAGATACCGATATTGTTATTTCTCGCGGTAAACTTGCTGATGGAACAGCAATTTACAATGGTAAATTTAATCTATCCTATTTCAATCCAGTATTCTTTACTCGTTTGCTTGTAGATTCTACTATTAGCAACGGATTTGCACCTGGTAAATATATCACAGGTTCTACCAGCGGTGCCTATGGGGTTGTAGAAGGCAATACAAATGGATTCTTGTCTCTTGGTAAGAGTCTTTACGTTAAGACTTTGTACGGGACCTTCTTGCCTGGTGAGACAATTACAAGTGAAGAGGGAGATCTCCTACGTATTGCAGGTGAAAATACTATTTCTCACTTTGTTGTTTCTAGACAAGGGACTGGATATACTGCTGGATCCAGAGTTTCTGTCAATGGCACTCGCTTCGAGCTTAAAGATGTCAATGTAGGCATCAATGGTGGAACACTTTATAAGATCGAAATTTTAAATAGAGATGTTTTGCAGACAGAATATTCTGCACCTCCAACTATTGACATTGAAGGAACTAGTACGATTGTTGCTAATGTTATTCCTGTTCTATTCAAGAACACTGTTCTGACTTATACAGCACAGAATGTTAAGTCTCTATATTCAGAGTTTGGATCTTCCAGTAAGTTCTCTGCTGATATCGAAACTCAAGATACAGAATTCTCCGAAACAAAAGCTGTAACCCAATACACATTTAGTGGAACTAAAGGTTACAAATATATTGAGTGTAATGGATTTGGTGCAGATGCATCACTCATGCTCGTCCAAGGTGACGTTATTCAATTTAATGATGATACTGGTAGACTAAACAAATTTATTGTAGATCTAGTAACTATTCCAAAAGGAACTGATAAGTCCAGAATTTATTTCAACAGTGCCCTGCCTGATACAGTAACATCAGTAGCTGTTGTTAGATTGCGTCCTATTATTACAAATGGAACCACATCTACACTTCTGTTCCCAACTGGTAGTAAAGAAGTTGGTAGTCTTGTCAAGTCCACAGAAGACACCAAGATTAGTTATTACATCAGAAGAGATTTTGTAACTACTGGTAGTGACAATGGTGGCAACATTACATTTGCTGCTCAATTAGATTTTGGTACACAGAGATTTGTTCCTTTCACAGAAAAAGATTTCCTAATCACTGTTCTAGACAAGGGTGGTTCTGATCTAGTTGAAACTGGTGATGTTGTTTATGTGTCTCCAGATTTTGTCAGCATCCTTAATACTACTGACGCTACATCTGGTCTATCTTCTGGTAGTATCACACTTACCTTCCCTGGTAACTATTTTGGTAATAATGTAACTAACTTCCCCAAACTGAAGTTGACTGCTACCATTGAAGTTTCTAAAGGTAGACCCAAGCTCAAGACAGCAATTAAAAACAAGAGAGTTGTCATCACCTCTGCTGGCGATCAGGTATTGCCTCTACGTGGTCTTGATTACGATAGTGACAGCAGTGAAGTTCTATCTTACTCCGATGTATTTAAAGTAAGATACATTTACGAAGGGTCTACATCTGCTCCTCCAACAGTTGACGTTAATGGTAATCTGGTTGTTGGTACTGATCTAACTGATAGATTTACTTTTGATGATGGACAGAGAGATACATTCTATGATGTATCTAGAATTGTACTAAAACCTGGTTTTACTCCACCTACAGGACAAGTAGTTGTAGCATTTGATTACTTCGAGCATTCTCAAGGTGACTTCTATACAGTTGACTCATATATTCATGAGGCAGGTGTTGTAGCAGATGAGATCCCTGATTTCAACTCTGCCGTCCATGGTAACTTGAGTTTGAAGAACGTCATTGACTTCAGACCGAAGGTAGACTCTACTGCTATTATCACTGGTTTCCAAGATACTTCATTACTCTCACAAGCAGAATACATCAACTTTATTGGTGCAGGTGGTTCTGTATCCAGTACACCATCTTCTGCTAGATCTCTACCATATACTATTTCCTTTACTGAATCACAGTATCTGGATAGAATTGATGGTGTATTCCTGAACAAGAAAGGTGAGTTTATTATCAAGCAAGGTAATTCTTCACTTAACCCAAGCAAGCCAGAAATCATTGAGGATGGTATTCCTCTCTACTATATCTTTATTCCTGCATTCACCAAGTCGAGCAAAGATGTAAGAATCACTTCTGTTGATAATCGTCGTTTTACGATGCGTGACATCGGCAAACTAGAGAAGCGTATTGAGCGTCTTGAGTATTACACCACGTTGAGCATTCTTGAGCAACAAGCTCTCAACATGCAAGTTAAAGATACTCTAGGTATTGATAAGACCAAGAGTGGATTCCTAGTTGATAACTACGAGACTCATGCTGTAGGTAATGTCAAATCTATTGATTATCTGTGTTCTATCGATGCACAACAATCTGTATTGAGACCACAGTCCAAAGAGGATAATTTTGCACTAAAGGAAGTTAACACAAGATCCGACCAAAGAAGAATTGCTGGGTATACTAATTCTAATGGTGTTATAACACTACCGTTCTCTAATGTTTCATATGCAAATAATGATTTTGCTACAAAAACTTTAAATCCAAACCCATTTGTTGTCCTACAATATGTGGGTGATGCTGCTGTTCATCCTAATGTTGATCAGTGGTACAATGACACTGTGGCACCTTTAGTTACAGATAACAATACCAATTTGTTCTCTGTATTCCTTGGTAAGCAAGATGTTCGTGTTGCATTCTCAAGTATCTATAATTCGTTTATTATTAACTGGGTTGGTGTAGATAAGTCATTCTACAACCTGAAGAGTTTTGCTGAAAATAATACTAGAACTGCAGAGGCAACTGTGCAGAGTGCGACTACATCAACTTCTTCTAATATCAGTCCACAAAATAATGAGATTGCGAAGGGTGTAGGATACAAAACTATTAATGGTACTAATGTAGCAAATGCTCTTAAGTTCTTTGCTAGATCTATCCCAATCAAATTTATCATTAGAAGAATGAAGCCAAAGACACAATTGAGTGTCTTTATGGAGAAGAGAGACATTGGACGATGGGTTAATCCAGACTCTAGATTTACAGGTATTGCAGGAAACTCTCTAACGGTATTCAGTGGCAATATTACTACCGATGAGTATGGTAATGCTAGTGGAATTATTCTAGTCCCATCAGGATATGCTCCAAAGGAAAACACTTCTTGGACAGGTGATGTCAATACAGTGATTATGGATGACACTTCAGAAGAATTGTATTTCTCTACAGGTGCAAAAACAATTAGATTTACTTCTAGTTCTAGTGACTCTGATATCACTACTGTGGATTCTTTCGCAGAAGTTAAGTTCTATGCTACAGGTCTTCTACCCGAAGCACCTGTGTCCATCATCTCTACAGCACCTGCTATTTTCAAGGCAAACGAGGGCGTTCAAACTATTGATAGCAATACAGAGAATAGTGCAAGACCAAATCCAATGGCACAGACTTTCACTGTGGAAAACTTTGAAGGTGGTATGTTTACAACTGGTGTTGATCTATTCTTCAATAAGAAGAGTTCAACTATTCCTTTGAGAGTCTACGTCACTAATGTAGAGAGTGGCAAACCTGGCAAGTATATTCTACCTGGAACTCAAACCACTCTATATCCTGATACTTTTATCAAGGTATATTCTTCTGGAAACATCACTATTAAAAAGGACGAGTCAATAACTGGTAGACAGAGCCTTGCGTCTGGTCCTATTGCTAAAATTTTGGATAGAAATAACTTTGAAGTTGTTCCTTCTTCTAATGGAGACATCTTCCTCACTAATGAGCAAGTATATACATTTGTATTGAGTAATCACAATGGCAGTTCTTTTATTGCTAATGAAGATCTGACTTTAAATTCTGTAACCACATACAACAATGCAAACAATGCCACTATTGGATTGAAGATCGCAAAAGACTCTGGTCGTGTATCTAAACTCAATATTACCAATCTTGGATCTGGATACGAAAGTGCAACTATTACTATAGAGAGTCCTCAACTACCTGGTGGTAGTAATGCTACTGGATCTGTTAAAGTCTCTGGCGGTCAAATCTTCTTTAGCGAAGTTGCGCTAGCAGGTAGAGGATATACTGAAGCACCATCTATTGTTATTAGAGGAACTGGTGCTGGAAACAACGGTGCTGTGATTGAATCAGAAATTGAACTTGATGAACCAGCAGTCAGAATGGGTATTGCCATTGATGAAGCAGGATCAATTCAATCTACAACTCCTACTAGATTCAACTTCGAGTATCCAGTATACCTACAAAACAATTCTGAATATGCACTCAACATCGAGTGTGACAGTATTGAATATGAACTATGGGCATCTAGACTAGGTGATACTGACATCTCTTCTGGTATCGTTGTTAATGCACAACCGTTACTTGGTTCTGTATTCAAATCACAAAATGTAGATAACTGGACTGAAGATCTGTTTGAGGATATTAAGTTTACTCTATACAGAGCAGAATTTGATAACTCTAGATCTGGAGAAATTCTAATTAAAAACGAAGATCCTGGATACACAAAGCTAGAAAACAATCCAATGGAGACATATGCGCTTGCAAATAGCACAGCAACATCTAGTCTTTTCAAAAATAACAGTTCTGTTATTAAGGTATACCATAGAGATCATGGGTTTGAAACTGGCGGAGACTCCAAAGTATTCTTCAGAGGTCTAGAAGATTTTGCTGGATATGATTCCAACACAGTAGAATCATCGTTGTTCCAGGTATCTAATGTTGGTATTGATACTTATAACATCTATGGTCCTACTAGAGCAGCAGACACTGGATTCTTTGGTGGTTCAACTGTACTAGCATCGTACAATAGAAAGTACGAGAAACTCTATGCACAGATTCCATATCTACAAGTTTCTGGTACAAAGATCGACAGCATGGTAAGAACTACTAATATTGTTCCTGTTGATAGTAATACTACTAATTTTACTTCTTATTCTATCTCTGACTTTGAAACTACTTTCTTGAACGAAGAGCAGTATTTCTTGAATCAAAAGGTTGTTGCTTCTACCATCAATGAAAGCTTGAATAATCTAGACACTTCTCTAGCATACAAACTTAAGTTGTCTTCAGAGCAATCTTATCTATCACCTCTCATTGATTTGAGATCTGCTTCTGTTAAAACAATCACTAACAGAATTGAGAGTGCGGTTGGTAGTGAAGACAGATATGGAAAGAGATATCAACAGATTCAACTCTTCCCTGTCTATAAGTTTACTGTTAGTGGCAATGAAGACTCTGGTACTGAAGTTCCTATTGTTATCAATCAAAATGTTACTGGTGTAACATCAGGAGCACAATCAGAAGTTCTTCGTGTCATTGGTAGTGATGTATACGTAAAGATTAAGAACTCGGTAAACTTTGATATTGGCGAGCAATTGTTCTTTAGCACAC